TTCGGTATCGAAAATGTAGGCGGTCATCAGGTTTCTTTCGCATCAGAAGGAAAAAGAGACGAGGGCCGAAGCCCCCGCCACTAGGCTACGTCGTGCTGCTAGGCCTTGCTCACACCCGAGACGCGCTCGACTGGAGCGTCTTGCCAGATCTCATGCGTCACCTTGATGGTGATGACCTGGCCCTGAAGTTTGCGGGGCGAGAATACATCGCCGGGCTTGTTCATATTGGTAGCTTCACGATAGTTGCGCAGGGCGCGATTCTTCCCCTTGCCGTTATCGATCATACCCGATTCCGTAAGGTCTAGCATAACGGAGTCCTTCAAGTTGAGGGTCGGCGGCAGGCCCATCGAGACCTGAAGTTCCGCCGGTACATCAATGATGAGCGGGATGTCGAGAGCTACGCCAGACTTCGTTGGGTCGGCTTTGCCCGTCCAGACGCGGGAGGCGACCTCACCGATTACGGCGGTGTAATCTCCAATCGGTAGTGGTTCGCGCTTCTCAGTCGGTGCGTCGAGGGTGGTGTCGAGGAACAACATTGGGTCAAACTGGGACGGTAAAGACATGATGGAACTCCTTGGTTAAGGATGGTGCAGGTTGATGTTGCGAGGTGGCCGGTGAGGCTAGGGCATCAGGTGGCTAGGTTGATGGACACAAAACGGGCGGGTTATCTCATCTCACTTCCCCCCTCTGCTAACCCACTTCCCGAGGATGGTTCCGAAGTCGGGACGCTGCTTTGAGGCGATGGGAAGGTTACGGGATTTTAGATCGACGTTGGTGGCGGCGGTGTCCCAGTAAAAGTTTGTGCCCTCCCTAACAGTGTAAATTACATCGGAGAATAGTGGGGGGATCTCTGAGGCAAGGGCTTTCCCTATGGACTTGGTCATCAACTTCACCCCGCCCGTAATTTCATCAGTCTCTCGCGTGACATGCGCTGTCATTGCGAAGATGCCTGGCATACCCTGGGTACAAAGGCGGAGGAAGTTGAGGAGGTTATTTTGCGAGACTCCGTAGTCTGGCATCGACGCCGTTGGCTTGTTCCCGACAATCATCTTGAATGCGGCGTTGGCCAGCTCCGATAAGGAGTCAATTGCAAACACCTTCTCCATGCCCCAGGAGTCTACTGGTCCGAACTTCTTTCCGGTGCGATCATCGGGGAAGTCACTGCATGCGGTCAAGATCTTGAAAAATGCGTTGTTGTCGCCCCCGCGATTCGGATCTGCCATCTTCGTCAGACTCTCATAGGATAGCTTCCCAGCATTATCCGCTGCCTTCATCAGGGACGCGAGAGAGATGGGTTTCGTCAGTGTGGAGTGGTAGTGCAACGCATCTGGGATGGGAAGTCCTCGGTCTGTGTAGTAGCCCAGAAGGGTCTCGAGCCCGTTCTCAACAAACAGCACGAACACCTCTTTCCCGTTGGCTGCGGCCCAGTCAACGAGCGTCCCCAGCGCATGGGTCTTGCCTGTACCAGCCGGTCCCTCGATCAGGATCTTCGGTCCAGTCAGCTTAGCGTCTGAATCAGACATTCTGGAGCCTCTTTTTCTATCGTGATGGTGAAATTGGTGGAGTTCGGGAGGTTCGACAGATCCTTGAATAGCTGTTCTAGAAAGGCGGATAGGTCGGTGGTATTTCGTAGGGTTACGTGGACGTTCCCTTCTCCGGGGTCCTTTAAAATGCAGGTGAATTTCATGCTTCGACTCCTTAAAATTTGTTTATCAGTGTGGTGAATTCATGGCGGACGAGGCCCTCTGGCATATCCTCTGCGAAGGCTAGTGGGTCGGAGTGATCGGGGAACGGGCAGAGGAACGAGCCCTGTTTCCAGTCCGTCCATCCTCCGTTGGTCATTCGGGGTTCCGACATCTCCGGGCAGTTCCTCACCTCGACCCTCCACCCCGGCATTGCTCGTTCGTACCATACCCTACCCCAGATCTCTCCACATACCGGGCAGAAATACGCTAGGTTGGTGTGACGGAAGCGTGCTCCCCCCGCCGGTCCCATCGGATCTGAGGCCCAGGTCTCCTCAATCTCCCTCGACCCGAGATCTTTCCCTCGCAGCACGAAGGTTTGTTTCATTTCGGCCAGCCTTTCTCGAATGACTCCACCTGCTCGTAGGAGTCACGAACCTCGGAGGGAGATTCCACGCCAAGCGGTGCGATGGCGTCTTGGATTTCCCGCAGAGCGATGCGAAACGCCTGAAAGTTATCCTGAAGGAAGGCGCGTTCGAGCCGTGTGAGGGCTGCCCCGACGATTGACAGCTTTCCCATCACAGGGGTCCGCAATCTCGTTGTCCACTCTCGTGGATGGATATGGACTCGACGAGATTATCCAAGACGAATTCGTCGAGGAACTCGATCAGGTCATCCTCGTGACCGTTCAGATGGATTGCGATCAGCTCGATCTCCTCGAGGTCACCATTGAGGATCGCCGGTTCGTAGTCATACTCCACGTCCCAGAGGATCTTACCGTATTTTAGCGTGGCGGAACTCATATCAGTTCTCCTTTGAACTCAATACATTGCAGGGACTGGATGCGCTCATCCAGCTTGGTGATGGCCGCTTGATGCTCGCCTTGCTCTTTTCGGAGGGCAGCGATCTCAACCAGTATCAGATCGGTCTTTGCAGGTGGATCGCCGATCTCAACCTCAATTTCGATCCCTATTACATACCCGAAATTTTCCAGGACGCTGCTAAAAAGAACCGGGTGCGGTTCGGTCTCCCAACTTTCCTGCTTCCAATGAACGATTTGCTTGATTAACATGATTAGGCTCCTTGTTTAGTGAGGGTGTTTCGGGGAACGGGGACTCGCCCCGCTTGCCGAACTATCCTAGCCAGACTACAACGATTGCTAGTATGCAACAGACGAGTACTGTGAGAGCTAGTACTAGGTCCATCATAGGTCTCCTAAAAGAACTTCCTCGCGAGCTACGGGATCCCAGCGTCGGCGAACGAACCCGGTCTCCAGCCAACCCTGCGGCTCCTTGCTCAGGCACACGCGCTTGAATTGGCATCCGCCGAATTCGTTGCACGCCTCACTCAGATCGTAGTCCCACACGCCCGACTCCCAACACTCGATCATCCGCTCCAGATCTCGAATAAGTTGGTAGAACCATCGGTCGATCATCCAGTCGGGCCGGTACGTTAGCGCTTGCTGCGTGTCATACTTTGTCTTCATAATCGAGACTCCCCGGATCAAGAATCCCGACAGGGGGAGGCCAGCCTGCTCGGCTCCCCAACAGTACCCGGTGAATTGTCCCCGCATGTCCCATTGCTTGGACCACGATGCGCCGAGTTGACTCGTCGTCTTGTCATCGAGGCCGTAGCGACCTCCCGCATAATCCATCACTCCATCCATGCGCCCGCAGTAGATCAGCGGATTGCCGGTCTCCGGGTGGAGGATAGGGAGAGGCTCCGCGAACGAGAATTCGATGCCGCGCTTCCCGCCCGGAAGGTGCGACGGCGTGGCGGCGTCGGTCGCCAGCGGGTACTGTTCCGCGTAGTATTCGAGTGCGCCGAGCATTCGACCGAGAGACTTTGCCGAACCTTCTGGGCATTCGAAATCGCCGTAGAACTGGGTTAGGGCCAGTAGGCCGGTCGCAAGGGCTGTCGTTGCGTCGAGGCCGTCCTGATAGAAGGCTACCCGCATCTTCTCGAGTCCACAAGCGTATGCCCCTCCAGCATGAAGATGGACGCTCTGGTCCCTCGGCTGCCAGTGTTCGATGTAGTTCAAGTAGCACTTTCTTGGGCACGACACGAAGGCTGATCGTATCGAATTATCCAACACCTCGGGGAATGGTGGGCGGATCATCTTGATTTCCTTGTCTGCTGGTGGATGTTTCCAGGAGGAGACCCTTTCAGATCCCCTCGAAGAACTACCCTCCTAGCAACGTGCGCCAGTCCGTGCGCAGACGATTGAGTCCTTCTGCGGGTCCTGCTTGACCATCGCTAAGGACTTTGCAGGGGCTGCGGTCGTCGGGGCTGCAGCGGCCTCGCCACAAACCTTTTCGCCCATCGCTTTTGCTGCCATCGGGTTGTTGCACATAATGCGAGCAGCCGCTCCTGGCTCCCCAATCCCATGAAGCAGACGAGCGGTTTCCCGCAGCGTGCAACCTGGATCTTCCACTGACCCTCCCATCGAGACGCCGACTCCAACGACACTCACCCCGCCGCTCAACGCCACCATACACGGGGCTGTTACCCCGATCGGTGGGGCATAGACTGTGGGGGCAGATCGAACAGTCTGGGTGCCCGACACATTGCTGTCGATGGTCGATGTCGTATTGGCCGGGTTAGTAAAGATAATCCCATTTGACAGGGTATTACCCCCACTGAGCGAACCTGATGTTGCCCCGGCTTGTGCGCCCGAGGTTGCGTCAGCGGCCAGGATCGGTGCGGCGAAGCAGAGCGAGAGAAGTGCGACGATTGCTGTCTTTTTCATGATGTTTCCTTGTCTGATGTTTCGTGGGATTAGTTCGGGTTGATGTGCGAGACGGTGCCGGCCTTGCTATTCCCTTGTTGATAGGTGGAGCCGCCGGTGCTGATCGAGCCATTGCCGAGGGTGAAGCCGCCACCCATGCCGCCGTCAACGCCGACTGACGTAGCGGTGGAATGTCCGAAGGCCGATGCGCCCGCGGAGGTGTTGGTCGCGCCACCGATAGAACCACTAACGGCCAGACCAGTGTTGTTGACCTCTGCGACGGAGAAGGTATGGACGCCAGCCTGCGACGACACGGTCAGATTGTGCGAGGGGGAGACGGTGACTCGCGCCGTACCGGACTGGTTGGCATCCGCACCCGCGTAGCCATTACCAATACCGCCGGCAGCTGATGCGGTCGTTCCTGCGGTTGTCGCGTTAGTTACGGCACCGCTGACCATAAAGTGATTGCTGGATGCCGAGGTGGTGCTCGAGGTGTTCTGCGCGGTGGCGGCGGCGAAATGGGCCGAACCCTGGTTGGTGCCGAAATTGGAGTTCGATTGGACATTGACCTCCGAAAGGGAGTTAACAGCCGAGGGGCTGGTGGGTTGTGCAAAAGCTGTGGTGGAGATGGCGGCCAGAACAGCCAATGCGATGATGTTGTGCTTCATTGTGAGACTCCTTCGTCTAGGGTGCCCGGGAGATCCTGCCCGGACGTCAGGTGTTATAGGATAACGGCGGCTAGGGTGAAACCGAGGAGGATGCCCAGTATGAAGATTAGAGCCTGGGCGTCGATCTGTCGGACTCGTTCGGATTCCCTGTCTCGGACATAATCCGCGACCTCGTGTTCAAGACTCCAATTCGACCTCGGGCTCATTTCATTTCCTCCTTTAGTTCAATCATCCGGGATAGCTTTTGCGCAAGTGCCCAGCTTTCTCCGATCAGCCTCGTATTCTGCTGTTGGAGGAACTCAACCAGTTCATTCCGTCGGTCGAAGTCGTGTTCGAGTCGGGCGAGGGAGAGTCGGGTTACTAGGAGTTCTTCCTCAAGTTCAATTTTGGTTGCCATCTTGCTCATCCTCCGAAAAGTTCGTCCATAAGGCTGTCGGAATCTTGGACCTGCATCGGAGCCTTCTTTGCCTTCGAGGTTGAGGATGCGATGGCCGCCGATACCCGGCCGCCACGTAGCGCTACGATGGCCTGTTTCATCTGGTCAAGTGTTAAGGTGTTATCAATGGCGGCTTGTCGCCAAACAGCAATTTGTGCATTCAGTTCAGGTGTCATACGATTTCTCCTTGCGTGGCTTTGTCGGCCGATCTCGCGAAGAACTCCGCGATCAGCATCTCGATGAAGGCCTTATGTCCGCCTTTAGGTACACGGCCTTCTAGGGGGGAATACAGGAATAGGTCCATTTTTGCGCGGGTCGCTGCTTCCAATTTTATGTGAAGATGTTCGGTCGGTACGAGTGCCGGTTTGCGGGGCATCACACACCTCCTAGCAGTTCGGCTTGAACCGCTTGGGCTTGCATAGCAAACTCCCTCGTGGCCTTGTTCTCGAACTCAGTTGTTCCGAAGTCGAACCATCCGCCATTTGAGACTAGACGGAGGACGTCCCCCTCTGCCCATGGCCGTGTCGCAAACGTTGCTTGATCAACGAGGTGTTGATGCAGCACTAGGTCACTACCTAGGGTCCGGCCGGGCTTCTTCGGGAGCTGCCATCCGGTGCGAGGCTCCTGATGGTGTCCGACCTGTTCGGAGATGCGGCGTGGTGCCGGGAAGGTGAGTCTGTGTGTCATTGTGGTTCCCCTTTTCTGGTGCTGCGTTGTATGGTCACTTAACCTTGCGGTTACGTGATCTCGGCCCGTGGGCTTTGAGGGGCAGACTACCATCGCCGACTTGGGAGAAAAGGGGATAAACTCCCCAGCCTTCTCGGCAATCCGCCCTTCGAAGCCCCTCGCCGAAGCGAGAGGATACTACCTTAGCTGCGGTTAATCGTCAAGCTCACTCATCAGGGCATCAGCATCAGCTGCCGGAGCCTTGACCTTCTTATCAGCCTCGAGACGGGCAATAACAACACCTGTCTTGCTGGTCGGGTTACGGAAACTCGCATAGAGGGCTTGCCTCGTGAGCTTTTGGCCCGATGCTTCTGCTGCTGCCAGCTTCTTGTCAATAAAGGCCTTGACCTCGGCGAGAGTCTTGCCCGATACTTCCATGATCGCCTTCAGCACAACACTCGCACCAGAAACACTGCCTCCGCTACCTTCTGCGGCCTTGTTCCAGTCCGCCGATTCTGTCAGGCGATTATGCAGGGCCTCAATTGCGAGAAATTTGTCCTCGTCGGAGATCGGCTGACCATCTTCACCCTTCGCTCCGGCAACCTCATCCCCGAGCTTCTGCCCGTACCCGTGACCTGCCGCGTAAAGTTCATGTTGCGCCGGAACCTTGGCGGTCAGGGTCTGGCCATTCCGGAAGTCAAACCGAACGGC